TCGAGAAAGCGAATATTGTAAACGACAAAGTAGAAAGTTATACAATTACATTTTATGGGCTTGTAATATCACTGAAAGATAAGTTTGAAAAGTTTAAGTTAGTTGATTTGGATTATTCATCTATAAGTGTCTCAAACGATGTCGGTACGGTGTCATCTTACATTGATACATTTACAGATAACGATATTGCATTTCCATTAATATCTACTCAAAAAGATGAGAATTGGAATTATGGATTAGGTGGAACAAATGATATTAGTACAATTGGAGGTGCTATTAATGTTAATTATTTAAATCCTGCTTTACGTGTAAAAAAGATTCTTCAATTTATACAAGTTAAATGCGGTGTGACTTTTACAGGAGCATTCTTAAATGATAAAAGATTTACAAAAGCATTTCTATATTATCAAAATTCACTTACAAAAGAAAAAAGAACTCAAGCAATAGCATTTGATTCATTAACTGTAAATAATTATTCAGACCCATATAATGGAGAAAGTACTACGGCTTACAATGAGTTATTAAACAGCAATAAAGTAACTACATATTGGATAAATCAAAATATTCTAACAACAATTAAAGGTAAATTAGTTTCTTCATCTTTAAATGAAAAAGTATTTATTGATTTATATGCTAATGGTACTTATGAAAGAACTATTGAAGGAATTACAAATACTGATATTATAATACTAAATGAACAAGCTTATAAAAGCAAACAAGCGATATATACTTTTAAATTTAGAACTGAAAATAGCTTGACAGGTAAAATGCAAATACAAGTTGTTAGACCTTATGTTAGTCAATTTAATAGTAATATTTTAGTAGGTGGTATTAAGTATATTAAATTAGGTGCAGAAAGTGCAACTTATATTTGGTCTAATAAATATGATTTATCTGATTACGCTCCTGATATGAGTATTGAAGATTTTGTTACATCTATAATTAAAACATTTAATCTTACAGTACTTCCTAAATCTGAAACTGAATTTGAATTAATACCTTTAGATGATTTTTATTCTATGGGTAAAATTTACGATATAACTCCATATGTAGACATTGACGATATTACCATTTCACGAATACCATTAAGTAAAAAGACAATTTTTAAACACGAAAAAACAAACAATTTACTAAATGAGGAATATTACAATAATACAAAAGGGATTCGAGAATATGGAGACTACCTAAATATTGATAACAACCTTGAAGAGGGCGAGTTTACAATCGAGAGTAAATTTGGCGATATTCTAACTGAAAAAATAGCGACTAATATGTATGTAGGTTATGCGTTAGATAAAGCATTGCAACCATCTATACAAGCTCCTTTGTTGCTATATGTTGACGATTCAATAATAAAAACTATTTTTTTAACTGATGGTTCAATGAATGTACCTACATTAACATACAGACCATTCATTCAAGAAACAACAATAAACGGTACAAGGTATTCTATACACTTTTCAAACGAATTAAGTGTAAAGGATAATACTACATTATACAATAATCTTTTCTCGCAATATTATGCTTCGTATTTCTTTGGCCTAACTAATCCAAAAAACAGATTAACCAACGTTACAACTACTTTTCCTTTGTCGTTACTAACTAAAATCAAACTTTATGATCGTTTAGTTATTCGAGATAAAAGATACATAATAAACGACATTAAACAGAATCTAACCACGAGTGAAGTTGAGTTAAATCTATTACATGATTTTAGACAACTTATCAATGCAACGTTACCGAATGCTTTACAGAGTGGTGGTCAAATGTCATTCATAATGCCTGTGCCTGATGGAGGTAGCGCGCAAATGAACTTTGAAATATCATTAGATACAGAGAATGGAATTGGATACGAAACAGAAAACGATTTATTATTACTAACGGAATATTCTCAACAAGTAAGTGGAGGAAGTCAGTTGGTTACTATCACTTACCCACCTATTCAAGAAACGACTTATTTGATTGATAGTTCAGGAAATGAATTAATAACAGATAACGAATTAAACATAGTTTCAAATGAAGTCACAGGAAACTATTTTACAATTGATTTTACGCTATTCTATGAAGATGGAAGCGAATACACACAACCTTATAACGTATTTTACGAATGATACTAAATATTTTACAACTATTAAAGGTTTCTGATTTTTACGGACAATCGGAACTAATCGACATTGCCAAGGGGCGCAATGAGTTAGATTATTCTATTAAGAAGACGTACAAGAGAGAGAAAAGAAAGTTATTATCTAAAGCTTATAAGAATGGCAACTAAGAAAGTTATAGAGATTGAGGTTAAGGATAATGTAAATGTTACATCAGACCATTTTGAAGATTTAAACAAAGAAATTAAATCAGTAGAAAGTGAAGTAAATAAGCTAAACGATTCAATTAGTAAAGGTAATAGTAAAGCTTCAGAGTCTTTTAAACCATTAAAGGCTCAATATAGGGAGGCTCAGTCTTTAGTAGCTGAATTAAGTGCGAAGTTTGGCGCTACTTCTGAACAAGCAATACAAGCAGCAAAAAAAGCTGGTGAGTTGAAAGATGCTATCGGAGATGCTAAAGCCTTGACAGATGCGTTTAATCCTGACGCGAAGTTTAACGCTTTATCTTCATCTATTGGTGGTGTAGTAAGTGGTTTTAGTGCTTTTCAAGGTGGATTAGGTTTATTAGGTGTTGAATCTGCAAAAGTTGAAGAGACTTTGTTAAAAGTACAAAGTGCAATGGCTTTGTCTCAAGGGCTTCAAGGATTAGGAGAGGCAAAAGATTCATTGTTACAATTAGGAGCTGTTATAAAAAACCAATTAGTTACAGCATTTAGTACTTTGAGAGGTGCGATTATATCTACTGGTATTGGTGCTTTAGTTGTTGCAGTTGGTGTGTTTCTTCCAAAAATATTAGAATGGGCTGATTATACAGGAAGAGCGCAAAGAAAACAAGAAGATTTAAACAATAGTTTAGAACAACAACAAAGAAAAATTAGTGAATCAAGAAGAGAGCTTGAAAAAGATTTAGATTTCAGACTTAGATATGCTAAAGCTTTAGGTAAATCTGATCAAGAACTTGCTAAAATAAAAGAAAGTAATACCAAAAAAACAAATGCAGAAATATATAAAGAAATAGAAACTGCTCGTATAAGATTAAAAGAATTAAGAAACGCTAATTTAGGTGTTATGGCTTCTTCACGTGAAGAGTATGAAACACTTGTAAAAAATAATAAAAAAACACGTATTGCAGTAGTTGATGAAATTAAAGCTTTAAAAGATGAAATAAAAAGAAATAATGAAAATATTTTAATTGATAAACTTGAAAGCAATAAAAAAGAAGTACAACAAGACAGAACGTTAAAAACTGAAAAGGTTAAAATAAAAAAAGAAGAGCGTGCTGAGTTAGATGCTATTGATACTTTACCATCAAAGAAAATACAACAAGTAATAGACGATGGTACAAAAGAATTAGAGCTAAGAGGAAAAATAAACGAAATGATATTGGAACAAACTTTATCTCCAATAGAATTAGAAAAATTAGCAGTTGAAGAAAAGTATTTATCCTTACAATCACAAGCTGAAAATAATGCTGAAGTACTTGCAGAAATAGAAATAGCTAAAACAAACGATTTAGCTAAAATAAACGAAAAGTATAGAAAAGAACAAGCGCAAAAGGATTTAGAATTACAACTAAATAAAGTACAAATAGCATCGAGTACATTTGGAGCATTAGGTGCGTTAACTGAAGCGTTTGCAGGTAAAACGGAGGAAGAACAAAAGAAAGCGTTTGAAGTTAAGAAAGCGTTTGACATAGCTCAAGCGGTGTTAGATGGATATAAAGCGGTGTTATCTGCTTATGCACATGGTAACTCAATTGGTGGTCCTATATTAGGGGGTATTGAAGCAGGTGTAGCTGGTGCTTTTGCTATTGCTCAAATACGTAAAATTGAACAATCTACATTTACCCCAAGTACTCCAAGCGTTGGAGGTGGTGGCACAGGAGGACAGCAACAACAAGAAAGAATACAAGCTCCTACATTTAACGTAATTGGAGAGGCTAACCAAACACAACAAGTAAGTGAAAAGCCTGTTAAAGCTTATGTAGTGAGTGGAGAGGTAACGACACAGCAATCGTTAGACAGAAATAGATTACGCAACGCAACGCTTTAAAATAGTTATTAGGTTATGAAAGAAGTAGAGCTAAAAATATCTGACGAGTCAGTAGATGGAGTTTTCGCAATTTCATTAGTTGATCGTCCTGCTATTGAAGAAGAGTTTATTTTGTTATCAAAAATAGATGTTCAATTCAAAGTTATAGACGAATTAAAACGTGAAGTTGTTGGATTGGTTTTAGTGCCTAACAAAAGAATACTTCGCATGATGAATGGGGAGAAATTTAATATTTATTTCTCAGAGGAAACGATTGCACAAACTCAATTATTATGGATGAAAAACAATTATTCCAAAAGTGCAACTTTAGACCACGAGGTTAAGACTGATGGAGTTACATTCTTTGAAAGTTGGATAGTTGAAGACGAAAAACAAGACAAATCTAATTTATACAACCTAAATGCTAAAAAAGGTAGTTGGGTAATTAAGGCAAAAATTGAAAACGATGAGGTGTTAAAGGGTATTAAAGACGGAACTTATAACGGTTTTTCAATAGAGGGTAAGTTTGACGGATTAAACCAATTGTCAAAAGTTGACGAAGAATTGGAATTGATTAAGGATTTTTTAAAAAGTATATAAATGGAAAAAAAAGTAAAAGCTCCTGCAAGTAGAAAAGGAGGAAAACAAGCATGTCTTTGTGAAGATGGTACATACAAAAAAGAATGTTGTAACGGAAGTACAATAGCACAAGGAATTTATCAAGTATCAGAGCTATCAACGGCTGAAATATTCCACGAAATTACACCTAAAACTTTTGTAAACGGCAACGAAATTTAAACCAATAGTTAATTAGTTATGAAGACAGAAATTTTACAAGCAATAAACACGCTAAAGACTTACCTTGGAATGGAGGTTAAGTTAGAGCAAATGAAGTTAGTTGATGGTGCAACTTTGGAAGCTGATAAATTCGAGGCTGGTTATTCCGTTAAAGTCTTAAGTGCAAATGGTGAAATGGTACCATTACCAACTGGTCCTAATGGTGAGCCTGCTGAATACGAATTAGAAAGCGGAATGATTTTAGTAGTTACAGAAGAGGGTGTAATTGCTGAGGTTAAAGAAAAAGAAGCAGAGCAAGAAGTTGAAGTAGAAGTTGAAGCATCAACAGAGACTACACAAGTAGAAGCACAACCGAAAAAAGTTGTTGAATCTAAAGAATATCATTTTTCTTCTGAAGAAATTAAAGCTTTGATTGATGAGGTAGAGAATTTAAAGAAAGAAATCATTGATTTGAAATCTGAAAAGTACGTTGAAGAACAACCAACTGACACTGTTGAATTTTCAAAACATGAAGAGGTTAAACCAATTTCTTACAATCCTGAAAATACAAATCCAGTAGATTGGACTGATTTAACTCCTAAAGCTCCTATGAGTGGATTAGACAAAATTTTAGAAAGAATATATAACAAATAAACAAAAAAGATATGGCTACAAGTTTATCATTAACGACAAGTTACGCAGGTGAATCATCTGCAAAATGGGTATCTGCTGCATTATTAAGCGGTAACACATTAGCGAATGGAGGTATGACAATTCTACCAAACATTCCTTACAAAACATTTTTGCATAAATTAGGGACTGATGGTCTTTTGAAAAATGCAACGTGTGATTTCGACCCAACGTCAACTGTAACTATTACAGAACGTTCTTTAACATTGGAGCAATTCCAGGTGAACGTTAATTTGTGTAAATCAAACTTTATTACTTCTTGGCAATCTGCTGAGATGGGATTCTCTGCTAACAAAGTGCTTCCTAAATCTTTTCAAGATTACTTCTTAGCTTATATGGCTGATAAGGTTTCTGCTGATGTTGAAACTTCTATTTGGAGAGGCGCTAACGCAACAGCAGGTCAAGTTGATGGTATTGCGACTTTGATTGCTGCGGATGCTAATTTACCAGCTGCACAAGAAATCGCTGGATCTTCTGCAATTTCTGCTGCTTCTACTGTAATTACTGAATTAGGAAAAATCGTTGATGCAATTCCTGCTGCTTTGTATGGTAGAGAAGATTTAAGAATTTATGTTCCTCAAGGTGTAGCTCGTGCTTATGTTAGAGCTTTAGGAGGTTTCGGAGCTTCAGGATTAGGTGCTAATGGTGTTGACAATAAAGGTACACAATGGTACTCAATGATGGATGATTTATATGTTGATGGTATAAAATTATTCGTTGCAAATGGATTGGCTGCTAATACTGCTATTGCTACAACTATTGACAACCTTTATTTCGGTGCAGGTTTAATGTCTGACTTAAACGAAATCAAAGTAATTGATACTTCTGAGATTTTAGGAGACCAAAACGTGAGATTCGTAATGCGGGCAGGAATGGCTGTTAACTATGTAAACGCTGAAGAGATTGTTACATATAATATTACAAACAACGCTAACTAATAATTAGCAAAAACGATAACGTGGGGAGGAGCTAAAAGTCCCTCCCCTTTTTTTTTAAACTTAAAAATATAAAAATATGAGCTGTGAAATTTTAATAGGACGCGCAGAAACGTGTAAAGATTCAGTAGGTGGTCTTAAGAATGTTTACTTTATAAATGAAGTGCCAGTTGCAACGTTTGACACTACACCTGTTGAGGCAACTGACGTAATTTTAAGTGCTACTGGAGTAACTCAATTGTTTAAATTTGAACTTAAAGCGAACGAAAATACATACGTTGAAACTATCGTATCTGACAGAAACAACGGAACAACTGTATTTCAACAAGCTTTAAACTTGAAATTAAAGAAACAAGACGCAACTACTCACAAGTATTTGAAATTGTTAGCTTATGGTTTAGTAAGAGTTGTAGTTGAAAATAACGCAGGGCAGTACTTTTTAGCAGGTTTAGACAGAGGAATGGACGTTACGGGAGGAACAATAACGTCGGGCGGAGCCTTACAAGATCATAATGGATACACCTTAACTCTAAGCGGTGAGGAAAGAATGCCTGCGCCTTTCTTGAATTGTACAACACAAGCAACATTGGCTACATTGTTCAATTCTGCTACTGTTATTAGCGATAACTCTTTAGTTGATTAATCATGAGTTGCGAGCTTCTTATAGGTAGAACAGAACCATGCAAAGACAGCATTGGAGGTCTTAAAGCTGTGTATTTTTTCAACGAAGAACCTACTGTAACATATTATACAAATGAATGGAATGATGTTGGGACTTCTGATGTTGCCCCACAATTTCAAGATATGGTTTTTTGGGTTGACGACGTTGTAAACTTGTACAAATTTGAGTTAAAAGCAAATGAGAATAGTTACGTTGAAAATGTTTTAAGCGACCGTAATAATGGGACTACTGTTTATCAACAAGTGTTAAATATTAAACTTAAAAAACAAGACGCAACAACGCACAAATACTTAAAGCTTTTAGCTTACGGTAAAGTTAGAGTAGTTGTGGAAAATAATAACAATGAATTGTTTTTGATGGGTGTAAAATTTGGTGCTGAGGTTACTGGAGGAAGTATTACATCGGGAGGAGCTTTACAAGATCATAACGGATATACTTTGACGCTAACAAGCGAAGAGTTGAAGCCTGCTCCATTTTTAGCGCAAACTTTAATTAATGCTGAATTTCCTAATTATGGTGTGTTCAGAGATGGTGTTTTAATCACTGATAATTCTTTAGTAGATTAATTAAAATTAATACGATTAGACCCTGCCTTTATTGGTGGGGTTTTTTTGTTTGAAACAAATTAGATTTAAATGGTTATTAATATATGAATATAGTTGAACCAATAACAACAACACAAAGTTTTATAATAAGTCCGAGAGCTTCTGTAAATAGGTTGCGAATTACGGATAAAGAAACAAATGTCACTGATGTGGTAAACGTTACTTCTGTAATTGGAAGTTATTATACTACAGTTACGTTTTCTTACTCTAAATTAAAAGAAGGTCACATTTACAGGATAGAGCTTTATGATACTACATTAACAGAGCCTATTTACTATAAGGGTTTGATGTTAGCAACTGCAAATGAAGATGATTATTCATTAAACAAAAATTACTATACACAAAATACTACTATAAATGAGTTTACAATTTTCGAATAAAGTCATTGAATTAAGTGCCTACGTACAACCCAAAATAAGCGAAGATAAAAGGGAGGATTGGGTTAATTATGGTGAAGATAATAACTACTATCAATTCTTAATTGAAAGGTTCTTAAATAGCGCTACAAACAATGCTATAATAAACAATATTAGCAAGTTAATCTATGGTGAGGGGTTATATGCAAAAGATTCTTATCAGAAACCTGAGGACTGGGCAAATGTTATTAGCATTATTTCACAAGAAGAGCTTAAGAAACTGATTATTGATTTATACCTTTTAGGTCAAGGAAGCTTACAAGTTCATTACAATGATAAGCATGATAAAGTAATTGAGATTTTTCACATACCTCAACAATTATTAAGACCTGCAAAATGCAATGAAGATGGAGAAATAGTTACACAATACTATTCAGATAATTGGCAAGACGTTAAAAAGTTTAAGCCTAAACCATTTCCTGTTTTTGGTACATCAAAAGAAAAGATTGAAATATTGACAATTCAACCATATAGCGTTGGTATGAAATATTTTAGCTATGTTGATTACCAAGGTGCTTTAGATTATGCTGTATTGGAAGAAAAAATAGCTGAATACCTTATAAATGAGGTAACTAACGGATTTTCGCCAACTACTGTAATTAACTTTAATAATGGTCAACCAAATGACGAACAAAAAGAAGATATCACAAACAGAATTACCACTCAATTAACAGGATCAAGAGGTAAAAAAATGTTAGTATCATATAACGATAATGAAAACTCTAAAACAACAATTGATAGTATACCTTTAAATGATGCTCCTGAAAGTTATGCTTATCTAAGCGAAGAATGTAGAACTAAAATAATGGTAGGTCATAACGTTGTTAGTCCTTTGATATTTGGTATTGCTACAACAACAGGGTTTAGTGCAAATGCGGATGAGTTACAAAATTCGTTTACATTGTACGAAAACATGGTGATAAAGCCAAAACAACAATTAATAATTGACTCTTTAAAGAAAATATTTAGAGTTAACGACATTAATTTAGATTTAGCATTTAAATCTTTGAATCCTTTTAAATCGAGTACTTCAGAATTACAAACATTATCTAAACAAGATGACCATGATGAGCTATTAGCTTATTTAGACGTATTAGATGGAGAGGTTGTTAGTGATGAATGGGAATTAGTTGACGCACGTGAATTTAAAGAAGATAACGAGCCTATTGAAGATTGGGCAAATAGACTTATTAAACCAAAAAAAGACCTATACACTAAATTAGCGGAGGTTATAACATCAAAACCAAGCAGAGAATCAAACTTAGATAAAAGTGTTTATAAGGTAAGATATCAATATTCAGAAAGATATTCTAAACCAAACTCAAGAAGTTTTTGTAAACAAATGATGTTACGTACAAATAAAGGTGTTGTTTATAGACTTGAGGACATAGATAAAGCAAGTAGAGAGGGTGTAAATAAACAATTAGGACATAAGGGACAGCCGTACGATCTGTTTCGTTTTAAAGGCGGTGTTAAATGTGGTCATTTTTGGCAGGAAACACTTTACAGACTTAAGAAAAAAACAGATGGTACATATGTAGAAGATAAAGCTTTGAGTTCTTCTGCTGAAGTTGAAAGCATACCTAAATCATATGCACCAAGACCGAGAGGTAATGCGGATTCTAAAAAAGCTCCGATTGATATGCCATACCAAGGACATCACCCTGATTATATTAAAAATTTAAATAAATAGATTATGGCTGAAGCACTACTCATAAATAAAACAGATATTGCTAAATACACTTCATTAGATGGTAACATCGATTACGATAAATTATTACCATTTGTTAAGATTGCACAAGATATTTGGATTCAACAATACACAGGAACTGATTTATTGAACAAGATTAAAGCGGATATTTTAGCAAATACTTTAGCAGGTAATTATTTGACTATTACTACGACCTTTTTAAAACCTATGTTAATTTTCTACTCAATGGTCGAATATTTGCCTTTTTCGAGCTTCCAAATATCAAACAATGGTGTATATCAAAAAGAGGTGGAAAGTTCAACAGCTGTCAGCTATGAGAATATACAGCTACTTGCAGAGAAGTATAAAAAGATAGCAGAAAACTATTCGCAAAGGTTTGTTGATTATATGTGTTTTTCATCAAATTTATTTCCAGAGTACACAAGTAATACAAACGATGATATACACCCAATTAGAGAGAATTATTATACAAATTGGCATATATGAAAAAGTACGCTCCGAAAAAAGAAAATATTAAAAAATTAGAAATATATCTAAAAAAGATTTATGGCGACGATAAAAATAGAGAACTTAACAGCGAAAACAACCAACCTAACAGCAAACGATAGGTTACCACTTGCAGAACCTGATGGTGTTGGTGGTTATGTAACTAAACACGTTACAGGTCAGCAAATGCTCGACTATTTTGAAGCTGAAATAATTGTAGGTACATCTGGAGACATGACAAAGGCGGTGTATGATACAGATGACGATGGTGTAGTTGATTCAACTGAAAAGGAAGTATTATTAGTTAGAAATACAACAGGTTCAACTATTCCTAAAGGTTCAGTAGTTTATATAAATGGTGCTACTGGTCAAATGCCAACTGTAACGCTTGCGGATGCAGATAGCGAAGCAACATCAAGTAAAACGATAGGATTAACTTTAACAGCATTATCAAATAATACAAACGGATATATTATTACAAGTGGATTGTTTCACACGTTAGACACTTCTGCTTATGCTGATGGGGATAGTTTGTGGTTGTCGTCAACTGCTGGTCAAATGGTTGCAAATACACCACCTGCGGAGTCTGCGCATTCTGTTTATATTGGACGTGTTGCTTATAGTCATGGAGTGAATGGAAAGATTGTTGTAGCTATTCAAAATGGATATGAATTAGACGAGTTACATGGTGTAAGTGTAACAAGTCCAGTAAACAATGATATTTTAACTTATAATAGTGGTACTGGTCTATGGGAAAATAAACAATTTACGAGCGATAACGTTGAATACATATTAGTTAATTCAAAATCTGATTTACCGACTGCGAGTGGTGGTGTTATTACATTAGTAGACAACTATACCTATGTTATTACAAAAACTATTGATTTAATAGGAGATAGATTAGTTGGTGGTCAAAATAGCGTTATTTTAGGTGCAAGTTCTGAAAATTGTATTTTAAAAAGTACTGGTTTAAGTTCATCAACTGCATTAATAACCTCTGTTTATTCGTTGCCTATGCGTAACATTACAATTACTCATGGTACAGCTTTAAATTTAGATGGTGATGGAACTACGACTGCTTTAGATTGGTTTGGTGTGAATTTTACAGATTGTGCAACTGTTGGAACGATCAAAGACTACACTAACTTTATAATGAATGATAGTGCTTTTCTTAATTCTCAAGGCCTAACTTTTGATGGAACGATTGGAACAATAGGAATGACTAATTGTTTATTTGATTGTGCGAGTTCCGGAACTGTTTTTACCTTACCAAGTACACTAACTGTATCACGAAGATTTAGAATTATTTACTCGTCTTTTGTAGTTTTATCAGGTGAAACGGGTATAAATGCTTCAGCTTATGCAACTATTGGAGATGAAAAGTACATTTTAGATACTGTTAATTTCAGCGGTGGTGGCACTTACTTAAGTGGATTAAATGCAACATCAAATAAATCTTTATTTGCTAATTGTATTGGAATAACAAACACATCAACACGTGGTTTTATATACATGAATAACAATACTACTGCTACGGGTACAAATAACACAGCATTATGGTTTAAAGCAGCAGGTACAACCTCCGCAAGTGCAAATAATTCTAAGTTTTCAACTTCTACAACAAACAGACTAACCTACACAGGCGCGTTTAGTCAATCGTTTATGATTACTGTTAATTGCAACGTTAGGACTTCTGTGTCTACTCAAAATATAAATATAGGAATAGCTAAGAATGGAACTATTTTATCTGAGAGTGAGATTACTATTTTATGCGCTGCAGGTTCTACTCCATCGTTTGGAGCCACTCAAGTAGTGGTAGAATTAACAACAAATGATTATGTTGAGTTATTTGTACAAAATTCATCAAGTGCTAACAATACAACAGTATCAGATATGAATATGAATTGTGTTAAAATACCAGTATAATTAGACAACAATACACTTTAAATTAGTTATTAAAATATGGAATGGTCAGATGGTATATTTAATTTAATCGGATGGGGAAAAAGTAATTCTGAAGGAGATAACCTCATCACAGAAAATGGACAATTCTTTTTTTATGAAAATGAAGAAGTAATTATTACACAATCACCAACATATGAATTGAACGGATGGGGTTCTGTTTATGCGGTAAGCTGGTCAGGTTTAACAAAATTATCAAGATAAAAATATGAAATTTACAGAATTAACAGCAAAAGGTAGTTCAATAGTAGCTACGGATATATTAGCAATTGCAGAAGATCAAGGAGGAGGTGTATATACATCTAAATCTATTACAGGAGCTAATATACTTAATCCAAGAGTTCAAAGCGTTACAAGTTCGGCAACAGTTACAGCTACATCTACAAATGATTTAGTGAAAATAACAGCACAGGCGGAGGCTTTAACATTGGCAAATCCAACAGGAACATTTACCGAGGGGCAAGCTTTATTGTTTAGAATTAAAGACAATGGAACTGCCAGAGCTATTACCTAC